TATCGGATCATATTTCGATCTCTTGGAAACAAGTTTAGGGATTATAAAAGTTCCTTCTCTCGCAACCAATTGTTGAAGTTTGCTGGTTATGTAACTAGTGCTGGTCTTTTGGTGATTCTGACTCGATTTTTCTCTGCTAAACAACAGGGAAATCAAAGTACTAAAAACCCTAAGATGGCACACCAAGCCAGTGTAGGTGTGGCTCCTCAACCAAAGGAAGTTGAGAAACCAACATTTTATTATCAAGATCCCTATGTATTATTACCAATTGACATCTCATCTGAATCTAAATGTATGCAAAAGGGTGTCATGGAAAAGAATATGTTGAAGAATCTTGCTATGTTTCAATTTAGAAAAAACACTCCTGAAGGCGTGCTTTGTGCCAACAATGTTGCTTTAAATATTTGCGGCAACATTTGGATGTGCAATAAGCATGCCATGCAGGAAGATTGTGGTATCTTGCGTGTGATTTTTGATCCTATAGAGCAAAATGTTTCACGCAATATGATGGAAATTTCTTACAACAGCAAAGATTATGTTGTTGCTGAGGAATATGACCTAGTGTTTTTTCAATTGAGATGCTTGCCACCAGGTCGAAACATGGTCAATTATTTCATTAAAACTCAAACTCCCTTGAAGGGTTGTTATGAGGGTTTGTATTATTCTGTTGATAAGTGTGGCGATCGTATGACAAGAACTGTCAACGCCATCCGTGCTTGCTCTCATGAGCACAATGGTATCACTTACCATGGGTATGGTGGTAAATGCAAGATCCCTACTATTAAGGGTGATTGCGGTTCTCCACTTGTAGCCAAGATTGGTGATGCAACTGTCATTTTGGGTGTTCATGGTTTTGGTACACCTAAGGGAGATGTTATTGCTATTCAAATCGGACAAGAAGAAATTAAGAGAATTATCTCCGTCTTTGGTCCACAATTGCAATGTGGTAACGTTCCTATCAGTGCACCAGGCTTTGAACGTAAATTGGTTCCTTTGCATCACAAATCAACACTGCGATTTTTGACGTCAGGAACTGCCACCATTATGGGTAGTTTCTCTGGTTATCGTCCAAAATTGAAATCGCGTGTCAAGAAAACATTCATTCACAAATTAGTGACTGAAAATGGTGATTATGTAGATGATTTTGGTGCTCCAGATTTTAGTTGGCGCCCATGGCACTTGGCTATTACTGATATGACTAAACCAAATCATTGTTATTTCAATTCGGACATTAAGATTTGTGTTGATGCCTTTCTTGGAGATATTCTACTAGAACTAGGAGATGATATCAAGAAAATTGAAGTGTATGATTTGAACACATCACTAAACGGTGCTGATGGTGTGACTTTTGTCGATAAATTGAATTGTAGCACTAGCGCGGGAAATCCGTTCAAATGCTCAAAGAAGAATTTTCTACAATTTGATGATAATAATAAAATCATTGGTATGGACAAAGTCATTTCTGATCGTTGTGATAAAATATTGTCATGCTATTCAGCAGACACTCGTTTCCATGCTCAATTTTGCGGGCATGGAAAAGATGAAGCTACTAAGAACAAGAAAATCCTTGCCGGCAAAACCCGCATCTTCACAGGCGGTGAAATGGCTTGGGCTATTGTTGTGCGACGATTCACTTTGTCTCACATCAGAATGATCCAAAATAATCCATTTCTGTTTGAATCTATGCCTGGCATTGTTGCTCAATCCGTTGAATGGTCGGGTCTTTATGAGTACCTAACGGAATTCGGTGCGGATCGAATCATTGCTGGTGATTACGGTAAATTCGACAAGAAGATGGCTGCTCCTTTCATTTTAGGAGCTTTTGATATCCTCATTGGTATGTCTGAAGCTGCTGGATGGAATGAAGATGATATCAAGATCTTGCGAGGTATCGCATTTGACACAGCATTTCCAACTATTGATTTTAATGGTGATCTCATTGAGATTCAAGGAAACCCTTCTGGGCATCCTCTCACTGTGATTATTAATTGTTTGGTAAATTGTTTGTACATGCGGTATGCTTATATGTTGACAACAGGGAAAGATGTAGCTCAATTCAAAAAAGATGTGCGTCTTGCTACCTATGGTGATGATAACATCATGGGTGTCTCCCCTTCGTGTCCCGCATTCAATCACACAGCAATTGCTGAAGCGATGAAGAAGATTGGTGTAGAATACACTATGGCTGATAAAGAAGCTGAGAGTGTACCTTACATCAATATAGCCGATGCCTCATTCCTGAAGCGAAAGTTTTGTTGGAGTGAACGCATCGGTGCATGGGTGGCCCCTCTTGATGAGGAATCCATCCATAAAATGTTGACAAATTATGTTGACACGGGGGTTTTAGCCCCACAGGCACATTCTGTATGTGTCATTGAGACTGCTTTGCGTGAATATTTCTTTCATGGTGAAGATATTTTTAACCAAAAGAAGGAGTATTTTAAGGAAATAGTCACAAAAGCTGGATTGGAGGATTGGATTAAACCTTCAACTTTCCCAGATTACAATCAAATGGTGTGCGATTTTTGGATGCGTTTTGGTGATAAACTAAGAGCATCTCAATACAGTGGCATCATTGTTAATTAAATATCCATCCCTCCCATTGTGGTCGAATGGTGAGGGACACCAGACCCAGACATAACTGTAAATGATTGTGGATGGCTAATCACCTACCACTCTTATAACTGATAGGCAATCATTTTGGAGGTTTTCGATCCCGTGTAAGATCGAAATGTTGTGCACAAGAACTAAATCTTGTGTCTGTCCCTCTTCCAGTTGAAGAGGAATCGACCAGTGGTCGATTTGATGATTATTTTCATGTGCAAGCTGAAGTTTACACTGACCCAACCACTAAAGATAATGAACATGAGAGAGAGCAAATTTTCTCTTTTCTTCAGAATCAAGAAGTGAGCCACGTTGGTGCAGACTCTGCCAAAGCACTTGGTGACACCACAACAGATACTCATATCAAAGAATTCTTTGCGCGTCCTGTACGTGCGGTGACTTTTCAATGGAATGAGTCTGACATTGTTGGTGCCAAAACTAACTATGCAAT